GAAGTTTTTCATTTTGTCATTTCCTTTGTTTGTTTTTGAAGAGGTTGACCTTGCGAGTCAACCTCAGATAGTCAGGGTCAGATCTGGTATTCAGTGCTTATCGTCGCCCTGATCTCGTCGGATCCCGAAGAAACCGTCCGCCCGTACTCTAGGGCATCTTCTTCATTATCGAAATGCCGCGTCGGCATCGGATAGGAAATAGTCTGCTTCAGTCTCTTCAGTCGTGTCATGAGCATTGCCCGATGCCAGTGATCCCCGTCGATCTCGGAGATCTCCCTCTCGAGAAGATCGATCTCGACCCAGTTATCACAAATCCCGACCGACACGCTTATATTCATTTGATTTTTCATTTGTCATCTCCTTTGTTTTTGACGTACCCGTTATAGTCACGAGTCAGACTTTTTTTGAATTAGTTTGAAGTTTTTTTCAGTGAGTGATCACAGTCGATTCTTCGATTTCTTCCTGAAACTCGTCACTCGAGAACTCCACTTTGGCTTCTCCAGTGATGATCCCTTCGATCATTTGATCCAGAAGATCTTCAGGCATGTTCGCTGAGTTTTCAGTGATGAAAGAGATCAGTTTTGTTTTCATTTCGTTTGTCATTTCGTTTTTCCTTTCGTTTTCCTATTCAACAAGGGTAGTATGCCCTAGTCATTCGGAAAAAGAAAGCACTTTATTCACTTTTTTCGATAAAACTTTCTTCAACAAAATCAATCACTTACGAAGGTTTCATAAATACTAAATAGCATGCTAGCAAAAGGAATATTCAATGCCGTACACAGTTCAGCAACTGAAGGCAAAGAATCCACAGTACGAATCATACTTCCCAGAGTTCAAGAAGTTCAGGGAAGCGTACAGTGGAGGCAAAGACTTCAAGAACACCACCCACGTTCGTCGTTTCTACTCTGATCGACCAGAGGACTACGAGAACATTCTGGGCATCACTCCCACCACGAACATCTGCAAGAACCTGATTGAAAACAGAGTCAACACGGTGTTTGCCGTTGAACCACAGCGAAACCTCTTCTTTGCTCAGGGTGCTTCTTTCCTTGACGTTGAGAACACTCCGGGACTTCGTTCATTCCTCACTGATTGTACCTTCACAGGTCAGTCATTCACAGATTTCATGGAAGAGGTGGCGACACAGGCTTCCATCTACGGTCATTGTTGGATCTACATCGACAAACCCAACGAACTAGAGATCAACGTTGACAATCCAGACGAGAATCGTCCATACCTTCAGATGATCACACCTCAACAGGTCATTGACTGGGTATACGCCTACATTGGTGGCAAACAGGTTCTTTCGTACATCAAGATCATTGTTTCAGAAGACAAAGACTCCACCACATACCTTGTGGGCAAGTTGGGCTACGGCACAACAAGAACCACACTTGAGATGTACAGAGTCGACAAAGACGAGATACTCAAGGACGACACATTGGTTGAAGAAATCTCTGTTGTTGAGTTGCCTGAAGGTATGGGCATTCCTTGTGTCAAGTCCTTCGCAAAGAAAGATCCTTCGACACAGACATTTGGTATCAGTGACATTCGTGATGCCATCTACTTTCAACGTTTCCTGATCAATCTAGATCGAGAAGCATATGAATCCATCATTTTCAAGAAGTCAATCCTGAAACTACCCTCAGAAGTGGAAACACCAGAAGGTGGAGGTCTTGGTATTGTCAGAGGGGATGTGGAAGAACTTGAAGCAGTTGACTTTGCGGTGCCAGACACTGCTGATGTCGACTCAGTTCGTTCCTACATCGACAATGTTCTTGAGAGATACTCAAAGATGTGCGGAATGTCAACACAAACCGGAACACAAGCACGATCAGGTGAGTCATTCTATCAGGAACGCCAAGACCTCTACAGGGCGGCAACACAGAAGTCAAGAAACCTTGAGATCACAGAGACAATGATCTTTGACATCTTCGGTCATTGGCAACTTCTGTCTTTCGCAGGAATGATTGAGTACGACACCAACTACTCAGAACGTGATGTGGAAATGAAACTACATAATCTAGATAAAGCTAGAGAGATCAACAAAGAGATACAATCAGAGTTGGTCAATCGGGTGATCGAAAGAGAGTTGGTTGCTCTCATCGGCAATCAAGAAGATTTGGCTTCACTGGGTGTTCAAACAGATGAATACAAACCAGTCAAGTCAGAAAATCCATCTGACTTCCCAACTGAGGAAGTTCAGTACAACACTTCTGAGCAAAGAGGACAAGTTCCTTACTCCATCAGAAACAATGGAACCTTCTCTGAAAGAGATCAGGTTCAAGGGACTCGTGCCCGTGATCAATATATCGTGACACCATAAAGGATGAATAATGTCAGAGCAAGCACAACAAGGTGAACCAACAGCCGCTCCAGTAGAAAATGTGGGTCAAAGTGAAAATGCTCAACCACAAGCCACCGAGACAAAGGTGGAGTTCTCTTCTGAACAACAACAATGGTTGAATCAGAGAGAGAAACAGCACAAGGAACAAGTGAGGCAACTGCAAGATCAACTTCAGTCGTTCGAGCAAAAACTCACCACACTTGATCCAAACAGCTTCGACAACGTCTTACAATCCGCAAAGGAACGTGATGACAAGTCGGTGCAGATTGAGTTGCTGACAAAGAAAATCGAAGAGATGCAACAATCTCAAGTGAAGCAAAGAGTGGACGGTTCTATCAGATCCGCTATCGACGAGGCTGGCGTGGACCCCAAGTATTCGCGATTCGTCCAAGACTTTGTGAAACAGCAGGTCCAACTTGATGAGAGTGGTCAGTTGAAGGTAGTCAATCCTGAGACTGGAGCACAACGTTTCAATGCTGACGGAACCAAGACACTGAGTGTCGGTGATGTCGTTGCTGAAACACTCAGAGAGTACAGTGCATTCGCTCCCAAAACTCCCACAGGTGCTGGGGTGAGAGTGAACGAGAGTGTTGAACCTCAAGAGACTTCTTTGACTAGTCAACTCAAACAACTTGACCCACAGAACCCAAATGATAGAGCAAAGCTGAAGCAACTGCTTGATGCTCAAGTCTTTCAGCAGGGTGGTGGAGAAAGATCTTTAAACGTAACGAGAACAAACTCGAGAAGATAACCTTAGGAGACAAACATGTCATACAATCTTCAAATCTCAAACGGTGAAAGTTCTGTCTTTACTGACATTATCTCAACCGTGTTCACAACAGCAACATACGAAATGGAGCAGTTGCGTCCATACTTCACTGACTACTCAGGCTTCTTGTCTGGATCAGGTCGTGTTGTTCAAGTACCTGTAATGCCAAAAATCAACGTGGCAGGTCACACTGATGGAACAACTGTTTCACCAACAAACCCAACCATCAACAACGTTGATATCAATACTTCGATTTACGCTGGTCGTATCGACATCACTGACTACTTCGAAGCAACTTCTGAAGTTGCAATCGCACAGTGGGCAGGTCGTGAACTCGCTCGTGGCTACATGGAAGAGTTTGAAACAGTCCTAGCGGCAGCTTTCGATGGCTTTGACTCAGACTCAGCTTTGGTTCCAGGTGACTACACTGACCAACAGTTCGACAATACTGTTGCATCTCCTGATGTTAAAGCAGTTATCAACGATGCTCGTACTAACCTGCGTCGTGGTCGTGTCTTTGGTGACTACTTCGGTGTTCTTCCAGTGAACGTCTTTGACTCACTTCGTGATCAGTTGACTGCTCTGACTGGTGGTGACATTACCAACGTTGGTAACCAAGTGTTGCTCGAAGGCAACAACGCAGGTGCCGCAAACTTCAAGCCGGGAATGATCAAGCTCTTCGGTGTTTCACTGATGGATTGTTCAGTATTGCCTGCTACAGGTATCGGTGGTGTTGGTACTGGTGAAGTCGGTGCTTTCTTCGCAAGAGAAGCTCTTGGCTACGCAGAAAAGAGAACACCAACTCTTGAAGTCGGTCGAGTGACTGGTGAACTTGCGGACAGAATCGTTCTGTCTGGTATGTTCGGTGCATCTGTAGTCGATAATCGCTACGGATATAAAGTGAACTTCCAGCTTTCTTGATAAGGAGTGAATGATGCAACCTGTCAGTTACGCAACACAAGATAATCTGATGGAAAGAGATTTTCACATTGATCGTGTGATCTCTGATTACGACATCGACATCGATACGTACTTTGACCTTGCGTCTCAGTACATCTATCGTGTTCTTGAGTTCGATTGGTGGAGACAGTATGCCGACTATCAAGGTTTCTCCTACTCCAAAGTNGACGAAAACGGAAANACGGTGACTGNCTTNNATCCAGACAGGTTGCTTCGGAACAATCACGACCTCATCAACATTCATTGTTTCTATACATTGCATCTGGTGTACAGAGGACTAAGCACTCAACTCTCCTCGCCTTTTGAAACTGCCATGAGAAACAGCAAGNATTGGTTGGACGANTTCAACACATACTTCAATCGTCTCGAATCAGTTTCAGATTTCTATGACCAAGATGACGATGGATTGACTGAAATCAGAGAACAGCAATATGCTGCTGAGGGAAGTCAACGTTATGGCAGGAGATACGTTAGATGAGGTTGACAGCAAACACAATCCGATCAAGATTGAATGCTACCAACCCTGATTTGTTCACACACTCAAAGGGGTTGAGACTTGTGATTGACTTCACAGCAGACGAAGACGTAAACACGGAAGGTGTCTACATCACTCGTCCTGATGTGAACACTGATCTTCAGGTCTCAACCGTATCAAACGAAGCCACGGTGTACAACGAGGAAACATTGTTTGACATTCGAATGGTGGTAGGACTCAACAACACAAACGACAGTGACGCAAGAGTCGCGATTGAAAACATTGTGACTGACACAGCCTACGATGATTTCTACTCAAGATCCTTCACTGTTGATGAGACCTACAATCAGACAAACATTTCCTACGAATACACCTTCACTTTCAATCGAACCATAGTCAAATAGGAGACAACAAATGGCTATCACCACAGGTAACGAGGCAAATCTTCGTCCCATCCTGAGAGTAGCGTCAACTGATGATGATTCGGATGGAGCAAACATCCTCTACATCACAGACCTGACATTCTCAGGCGACAACAACCTTGCCACATACAATACGATTGATTCTTTGTCAACTCTGAAGTTCGCAACCACTTCTGACCGTTCCATCTCCATCTCATTCTTGAGAGATGATGCGGTTCAGGCAAACTTGGATGCATACTTCAACGACAAGACTGAAATCGATTTTGAACTGTCACCACTTGGAACTGGCTCAGGCCAACCATTCAAGTCGGGTGTGGGTTTCATTACAAACTTGTCAGAGAACAAGACGGGAACCAACATCTGGGAAATCACAGCAACCATTGACATCAATGGTGACTTGACTCTCGGAACACACTCATAAGTGACCTTGGGGGGACGCAACGTCCCCTCCTTTTTAATGGATAGTAAATATGAAAAATAATCCGATTGATGATCCCAAAGAACTGATTGACGCAATCGAGCAATCAACAAGAAAAGACATTGCGGCACTGATTGCCCTTTCTGAATACTCTCAAATCGATCAAAAGATTTGTGAAAAAATGATCAAGTCTCATAACTTCAGACTTGCCCTAATACATAAACTCAATGAGGAAATATGATGATCAAAGTCAAAGAAAAAATGACTCCCAAAATGCTGAAAGGATTGGCCTCACTGAAGGCTGATGAACAAGATTACGGTGTTCTGTTCTACTTCACGGAACACACATTTGAAACTTTTGATGAGTGCAAATCACACTGGGAAGAAGAAGACCTTGAAGATTTCGCAGTCGCGTTGTCGGAAACGATGAAGGCGATTCAACCGAAACTTGACAAGTTCAACCAGTTGAATGAAAAACTCTCAATATGATGGACTGTCAGGTTTCCTGATTCAGTTGTGTATCTTCTACCAGAGACATACACAAAGTCCATACCACGAAACGATGAACGATGTTGACATTGAAGACATCTGCGACTACTTTCTGTTCATTCTCAACGAAGAGGAGAGCAAAAAGAGACATGCAATGATGGAAAAGTTTGAAGAACTATGACAATCAAAATCAAAATCGACGACTCAAAGTTTGGACGCAAAGTCAAACAACTGGAAGGTGTTCCAGATCGAGTTGCCAATGAAGCATACAAGTACTTCAAGAAGACCACACCGATTCGCACGGGCAACGCTCGTCGCAAGACACGACTTCGTTCTTCGACCATTCAAGCCAACTACCCATACGCTCAGAAACTTGACAATGGATTCTCAAGGCAAGCACCCAAGGGTATGTCTCAACCCACTCTGGAATACATTCAGAAGAACTTTTCATCAATGTTGAGGAGATTCACCCGTGGCTGATATACGTGCTCAAATGGAACTGGATTCACGCCAGTTCAACGCATCACTACGAAAAGCACAGAGAAACGTTGAAGGATTTGGTGGAGTCACAACCAAAGTCTTCGCTGGATTGGCAGTCGCCTTTGCCGCAATCAAGATTAGCGACTTCGGTC